ACCTGATGGTGTCTTACACGGGTCAGAACCCGAAACACCACAGGTCGGACAGATGTTCGTTGCTTCGGCTGTCGGAACTGTGTCGGCAACTGCCGACAGACTTTCGGTCCCATCCCTGCGTTGCGCCTTGAGTCGGTCAGTGTGCCAGCTCAATGTCCAGCACCTCCCTGACCGTGACCCCCGACACGTTTGCCTGCACCCATGTTCTTGGCTTCCTGCTCCACATCGAGTGAATCGTAAGCTGGCTCAACTGAGCCGGTCGCAGGCTTCTGCGTTTTCTCTATCGGTCCTTCTGGTTTCGGGCTGTAAGACCCTGTTCTCATTGGCATATCTTTTGGCATTACTGCCTCCTTATGTCATTTGTCCCACGGATTGGACCCCGCCACCTGCGGACTCCATCTGTGCGAGTATCGTTTGTACTGCGGGCGGTGGTCCGGTTGCGGCACCTTCAGGAGCGCCCGCCTGACCCTGTGCCAACATCGCTTCCTCCTCAGGGGACATCTGTGGCTCCTGAGGGGTAAACAACTTCTTGAGTGTGGTGACGACCTCTTTCGGCTCGTCCATGATTTCGACAAGCGCCATGTCCGCAGCGGGGTCACCCTGCTGGGCACGCATACCAAGGGATTGCAACAACATCTCTTTCGCCATGTCTTGGTCGATGCGCTCGTTGATGAGGCTCACGTTGTCGAACCCGTCCAGATTCTCCTGCATCGTGCGCCTATCCATGATGCGTGCTTGGACGAGTTGCAGACCGGCAACGATTTTCGAGTTCTCATCGAATGTCGCCATTGCCCCGTAGATGCGTTTCGTGCGGTAGTCACCTGCAATGTCCTCCTCTGGGATGTAGGTCTCCTCGAACTGTGTCCCACCCTCATACCAGTAGACCTTCTTCTTCTCCTTGGCGTGCATCACTTCTTCCCACTCAAGACGCTTGCGGTCGATGAGTTCGACGGAGTGCTTGATGGCGGTCTGGTATTCCTTGACGTTCATGTCTGCGGAGGAACCAAGCTCCTTGATGCCTTCGCCTGTCGCAAAGCTGTTGGGGGACTGTCCGTCCTGTGCAACGTCATAGCCTGCGACAATGCGGAACTGGCGTTCCAAGATGTTGATTGCCTGCCATGTCTGTTGGAGCTGGTCGGATTGCGTCTTTTCAATGCGGGTTCCCGGCTCGAACACGTTGACGGCAAAGCGTCCACGTTCGTATACGTCCCCGACCATCTCACCGATGATGTTGGTCTCACGGAACGTCGAGTCCTCAACGCCGATGAGTCCCAATATGTTGAGTTTCGCCATCATCGCCATCAGACCGAACACATGGTGGTACTGACCCTGTAACTCGTCAAAGGAGAAACGCTTGGTCATCACGAACGTCGGTCCTGATTCAAGGGGGTTCGGGATGAAGGCGAGTTGCATTTCGAGTTCGGGGCACACAATGTATGTCCCGTCGGGGCAGTAGTACTCGATGAGGGTGACCGGCGAGTGAGGGTTTCCTTCCCACCCGCCGGTCTGACCTATGATGGGGATGCCGACGCTCTTGTCCGTGAAGCGTGCGCTCATGCGTTCCGATGTGTTCGGGTACGAACGCACCATCTCTTTGCGGGACACAGACCTGTAGACGGCTACCTCTTTGGGCTGCTGGTCAACACCCCACATACCGGGGTACACATCGAACGGGTCACGGAGTTCCGCAATCGGGTAGGTGATACCTCCGAAGTCTCGCTCCCGAATGATGTGCAACGTGAATCCGTACCCCGGCAACCATCTGCCCATCTGCGGATATTGCAATTCCATGCGAGTGATGTCGTCCCATGCCGTGACGATGCGTGCCCGCTTCTCCGCTTTCTTGCGGGCGAGCTGGGTGTCCTTCATTGGAATCATGTCGGTCTTGAGGGTCGGCGGGCGACCGATTCTCTGCGCCAAGCGTTCGAGACCGGAGTACATGATGTTGGCAGTGGGGAGGTCAACGCCAAGGCTTGAGTCTGGTCCCTTGCCTGACCCCGCTCCCTGATACGGGACACCGCCTTGATAGTTGAGGATGGACTGGACACCAAGGGCACCGCCGTTCATCACGGCACGGATACGGTTGCGGTCCTGACCATCATGCAACCCTTTGAGGATTGCCGCCCTATCAAGTACTTCCTCTACAGTTTTCATTCTCCAACCCTTATAGCACCATCAGCCACACCATAGTCGATGCGGATATTAGGATGCTCCTTGAGGGCACCTTCACGCACCCACCAGTTGAACACTTCACGCATGTTGGTTCTGTCCTCGACGGAGCCTACATACACCACATGGTCTGGTCGAGCATTGAGGTGAAGGAGAAGGTCTCTGGCTCCTTGGGCTAGAGCAGCAGCGACCTCCTCCTTCGTCTGAAGTTCGTCATCGAAGTACGACCCACCTTCACGCTTGCGTTCTTCGGGGAGTTCGACTGTTGGCGGTATCCAGATTTCCTGCATCTCAGCCTCCGACATAATTCGTTGTGCCCCACGGTGCCGTATTCCCCTGATAGGAAGGGTAGGCAGCCTGAGGGCTGTGGTGCAGACTAACCGCACGTTCCTTCTTCTCAAGTTTCAGGATGTACTCGAAAGGGAACCACTGTGACATCTTGACATCGGTCTTGACATTCTTCTTGATGACACCATCGGTCGTCCAAAGTTCGAGTTGCCTCAACAGGGAGCGAAACTTGCGCCGTGCCTCGTTGGTGCCAGCGGGAATACTGATACGCCCGTCGTGATATCTGGGTGCCATAGCAGAGATTCCCAATTCAGCGTCACGCTTGTTCTTGCCGGTGTTGTGGTCCCTGATGACGATTTCGGGGTGGGGTTCCGCACAGATGTGACACGGCTTGAACTGAACCGTTTTCTTGATGTTGTCGTAGAAGTCAATCTGTTGGGAGTTGGTTTCATAGAACCAGAGGTCAAGTGCGTATTCGTGGAACCATTCACGGATGATTCGTATGGCACCCTCCTGTCCACCTGACTGTTGCTCCTCGACATCAACAGCAGACATCTTCCCGTTGGCGTAGTGCCATAGGAACGCAGCTTGGATTCCACGGGCTGAAGGGTCGAGTCCTGCCACGAGGCGACCAAGGGGCAAACCTTCAAGACCGATGCCACGCTGCTTGTCGAGGGCGTTCTCCCGAATCAGCTTCATGTCGAACACCTGCCCTTCGGCGGGGACGGCAGTGTTGAGGTAGCGGAGCGGGTAGAGGTGGGCGAGACCAAGGGTCTCCATCTCGAGTTTTTTCTCCATCAGGTAGCGGTAGCTCCTGACTTCGGGGAACAACATGCAGTCGTAGTGGGCATCGTAGTCGTCAGGGTCGAGGTCACATTCAGGGTCATGCGCTGAGTTGACGATGACCTTCCATTGGAGAATCGTGTCCTCAAGGTCGAGTATCAGGTTCGGGATGTCGTCAGGGTGCTGGCGTGAACCGATGTAGACCTCGCACGTTTCCTCCACCTTGCGGGTACCAATCTCAGCGAGCTTGTTGCGTGAGTAGATGCGCTGACCCTCCTCACGGGTTGAGTCATAATCCTCCAAGTCATCTATCACGATGATGTCCATGTCACGGGACAGGAACTTCGAGGTCCGACCTAGCGCCAGTAGGGAGGATGACTTGGCACCGACATGGGTCTGCTGTTTGACCTTCAGTTCTTTCGCTGACCATTTCTTGCCGCTCTTGAGACCGGGGTCGAACAGTTCGCCGGGGGGAAGCACATCTTTGATGAGCTGCTCGTTGTTTTCAAGGATGTCCTTGACGGCACCAATCATCAACTCTGCAACATCACGGGAAGCGCAGAACCAGCCGATGCGGATGTTGGGGTCCATTGCGATGAACCACACGACGAAACGAATCAGGGTCTCAGACTTGCCGTGCCTTGGTGGTGACAGGATGAGCTGCTTGCCTCCGGTGGCGGCTGCGAAGATGATGCTCCGAATCCACCGGACATGGAAATCCTTGATGATGGGGCGGTTGCCCTCCAGCTTGAAATGACGTTTCGAGAACACGGTGTACGCACGGGCAAGCTGGTCGATGAGTCCCTCGAACTCAGGGTCGTCCTTTTCCATATCCCGAACCTTGAACCAGATTTCTGCCGGCAGCATCGCCTGTGTGCGTTTCGACTGACTCCAC